GCGATCATCATCATCAAAGCCCCCAGGGAATTCAATGTCCTTGTCGCCAGTGAACAAAGGCACTGCAGTGTCCATGGCCATTGAGCTGTCGCGGAAGTAAATCCGGTCAAGCTCACCAGAGCTGTTGCCAACCTCGGCGCCCACAGTCTCATGCAGACGGATCGTGATGGCATGAATTCGCTTGGGCTTGCCCTGGCTGGTGCCGTCAACAGATCCAGACTCAATGCGCAGCGTCTGCAAGTTGCTGCTGTATCCGTAGCCAATAGCCGCCGTCGTGGTGCCAAAGGTCAAGTCAACGCCACCGCCAGATACCGTGCGGTCTGGATGCACAGCGCCATTGGCCAAGACAGACACAGTCTCGCCCTCAAGATGGTACAAGCCAGACAGTGATGTCAGAGACGTGCCGCTGTACGACAAGCCGCTATCGACAAAGAATGCGCCGGTGGTGACGCCGCCAAAATCAAACGACTTCATCACCTCGACGTAACGCTTGGTGACGCCGTTGATCGTGCGCTTCACGATCATGTACAGCTCATCCTCGCCTTCATCGTTAGGCAATGTTGCAACGCTTTCGACAATCGCTTGACCGCCGCTAAACTCGCCGCCGATCACATGCTTGTGAAAAGCGACAACGTCTTCTTCCCGGCGATACGTCATGCCGATCAGAGTGCCATCAGCGCGGGCCATCCATACAATGCTGTCTGGCTCTTGCTGCCAAGCGAACTGAGACACCCCTCCTGCCGTGATATGCTCGGCCAAGATTGACACGTCTCGGGCCGTATAGGCGTCCGCGTTGACATCGCCCACATACTTAAACTCGCGGATCTTGCGGTTGCCGCGCTGCAGAAACAACGTCACATCCGCAACCTGCACAGGCTCTGTGGTTGACGTGCCATAGTTTGAATATTTGCGAATGAGCGTTGTAGTAGGAGTGATCGGGCCAGAGCTGGTGGCCGTCACAACATATTCGCCGCCAGTGGTGCCAACCGTCAGCACGCGCGTCGATGACAGATACCGGATGGCGTTCACCTGGTTGGAGGCGATCGTGTAGATCAGCGCGTCATTGTCAGCCGTGCCAATCGTAAAGTTCAGGTAGTCCGCGTTCTTTGAAAAGAAGATTGTCTGCGGGTTGTTGTTGGTGTTGGCAAACACCAGACGCTGTTCGAAAAATGTCACAACGCTGGGGCGGTTGTTAGCCCCGCTCAAGCTAGGGCTAGGCGTGCCGAGAATTGTGGCGGTGGTCAGCGTCCAGGCTGCAGATCCAGTGCGCCCCAGCACGCGGATGTCGTAGCTCGGATGCACGATGTACATCGTGTCAGCCTGTTGCGCGTATCTCAGCTCAAACAGGTCATCCTCAACGTATGGCGTGCTGATCTCATAGATCTTATCAGCCGTGCCGCCAGACGTGTAGGTCGTAAAGCTGGTGGTATTGATGTTAGCGGCAAACGCATCCTTCAGAGTGAACGTGTTGGTGGTCACGTTGGCAACAATGAAGTTGCGCCCGTTCAGCTCAGTCATGCCGCCAACGCCGGTGATGTAGATTTCTTCGCCGTTGCTGAAGCCGTGCGAGTTGGATGTCAAAACGCCAGGGTTGGCCTTGGTTACAGCGGTGATCGTCTTGGCCGAACCTGTCAGAACCTGCAGGCCGTTGCGGTACACCCGCATCGTTTCCTGACCAAACTCCAAGATGTAGGTGTCCGAGGTCTTGAACTGAAACGGGATCAGTCTGGTCTTTACGGCGCTGTTCTTCACCTCGCCCAGAAACTCAGTGCCTGGCCGGCGCTGCACGCCGCCATGCGGCATGACAACCATGTTGGTAAGATCAGACAGCCCCTGCCTGTACCGCTCAAGCGAAATCTGCCCCTCAAGGCGGGGAGAGATTTCACCGGCTGTGAAGGCGCTAAAGGCTGGTGCGGATCTTGCCATTAGAACCTCGACTCAATGAAGTCGCTGGCTTCCAGCTTCTGGGGCGCACCCTCGGTCGCATCAACGAACCGGGCCTCGCGGATCTTCTCATCATACATTGCGCTGACAAGCTGCACGACAGTGGTCGAGCCGGTTATTGCGTAGGCAATCTCCATGGCCAGCCGCGCCGCGATTGTCTCAATCAAGCTTGCATCATACTCATTCGGATCGGTGACACGCGCGACATATTTGATCCGAACCGTGCCTTCGTCCGTAAGAAGCTTACGCCCCTCTACGACAAACACCGGGCCGCCTCGGTTCGAGAACATGTTGTCCTGCGGGTAGGACAAGGCGCCATTTGAAAACTCCAGCACGCGCAGGCAGTAGGGATCGGTCGGCAGCGGATACTGATAGGTATAGCCAAAGGCCGGAGCTGTCGTCTCTTGCGCCAGCTCTGCACGGCGGATCAGGCAATTCCATGGGTGAGAACGAAACACCGCATCACGCGCATTGGCATAACGCTGGTTGACCAAACGTCCGGCTTTGCTGTTCTCATCAAAGCTGGAGATATTAGATGCTCCGATCATGTTGAGCGCGTAGTTCGCAATATCAACTGTGCTGGTCATCGGAGCGCCCCTTATGGTGGTAGGGGGCGGTTGTGCCGCCCCCTAAGTAGGATCAATCGACCGAGTACATGATCGTCACTTCGATCGTGCCGGTGCCAGCGGCACCGCCCATGGTCGCAGTCACGGTCATGCCGTTGGCGTTTGCGTCAACTTCCGAACCCGAACCCAGAGCCAGGGTTGCGAGGATAGAAGTCTTAGCAGCCGACGAGGTCGAGGTGGCAGCCAGGTAAGCCGCAGCCGCAGCCGAGACAGCGGTGCCAGCCGCGTTGGTGTGGGCGGCGTAGCCAACCGACACCGTGGTGGAAGCGCCAAGCGCGTCGTTGGCCATGAAGCCCGAGATGAGACGAGCGCCGTCCGGCAGGACGAACAGCTCGATCACGTCGCCGGAAGCCAGCGACGAAGCCTCATAGGTGCCGTGAGCGATACGAACGCGGCCACCAAGCTCGTTGGCCTTATTCTTCACGGTCGGGTTTGCACGGGTGTTCGTGCGCTGCGCAGAGTAAACAGTAGCCATTGCTCAGTCTCCTTATTCTGCACAGAGGACTTCAACGACCTTCTTCTCTTCCATGCGGGTGGCGCCAAGCGTCATCGCATAGTAGATCTGGGTCGCATACGACTTGTCAGCACGCTCATCGATGCGTGCGGTCGGCTCACGGCCAATCGCCAGCTTGATGCCGTCCATCGCGAAAGCGATGACGCGACGTGCAGCGGAGCCATCAACACCAAGACGGTTCGTCACGATGAAGTTGAAACCAACGAAGCTGTTGATCTCGCCCATCGCCAGAGCCTTGACGGTGTTGAAATCCGAGGAAGTCACGGTGGTGCTGTTGAGCAGGTTCGAGATCTGCTTCGGCGAGACCGCGATGTAGCGCGGGATCGACGGATCAACGTCACCAGCATCCAAGATTTCCTTGGCCTGGATCAGCTTTGCCAGCGTCAGACCAGTGGCGCCAGCGGCGATCTGGTTGGTTGCCGTGGCGAAAGCAGTCGAGGTGCCACCATCCTTGCCGGTCAGGGACGTACCCAGAGCAGCCGAGATGATCACGTCGTCCATTGCACGACCCATAGCGGCAGCAGCTGCACGCGAGTAGGTCGAGGTCGGATCGACAAGCAGGCGCACCTTGTCCTGATCGTCAATCAGGTCGGCGTATTCGTAGTCCGACATGGTGACCATACGGCGCGAGTGCGGCGTATCAATCAGGGGGGTGTCTGCATGACGCGAGGTGCGCAGGACAGCAGCAGCGCTACCGACCTGATCGAAGAAGGCTTTTTCGCCGTTCACAGTTTCCACGTCCACTGCATTGCGCAGCAGCGAACCCATCTGCTGCGACAGCATCTGGACGTTCGCGGAAAACTGATTGACGAATGCCGTAGTGATTTGAGTAGACATCAGTCTTTCACTCCAACAAAGGTTTCAGGGTTGCTACGCTCGGTTGCCCCTTGCAGGACCGTGCTTACTGCTTGGGCAGTCAATCCACCTGGCTCACAGGCTTGACGCGCGGGTCCGAAGATTATCCGCCGCATCACATGTACTCTCTCAGGCGCAGGGCCTCATCGACATACTGACGATGCTCAGGGTGAAACTTATCCCAATATGGGGTACCCTGTCTAGTAATCTCGCTGATCTTCTGTTGAGCATCCGCCGGCGTCATCACCAGCTCGGTCGATTCGCCCAGCAAACGATCCTCGCCAATCTCATTTGCAAGGTTGGCAAACATCTTCACGATCGCCGGGTGGTCGCCCAGCAACCGCCCATCAGCCAACTCAATCGTGTCCAGCAGCTCAGTGCTGCCCAAGAACGTCGTCGCCGCACGGTTGGCCAGAGAAAGCTTCTGGTCAAACGCCTGGCCCCATTCCTGCCGAAGCTCCTGTTCGCTCTCACGCAGAACCGACTCGGCACTGGTGCCTTGCGCCTCACGCGCCTGGGTCACAGTGCTTTCAATAAACTGCGCAATCCGGCTGGCCTGCCGATTGTTCAAACCAGCCTCCAGCGCAGCCGCGCGGAAAGCCTGCATCTCATTGTCGCCCATCACATCAGCGCCAAGCTTGATGTCGTAGGCCTTCGGATCTTCCGGTGCGCCCAGGCGACGATACACCTGACGCCACTCATCATCCGTGGCCGACTTACCCGGCAAGGGGATCTTGTCCGCGCCAATCATCCGCTGCGCATGCACATAGCTCTTTGCCAACGACGCGGGATCGCTGAACAGCCGCAAGCTCGGCTCATTGCGCAGATCTTCGGGAAGGCTGTCTAGGAACCCAACCGGCGCAGGTGCTGCCGTGCTGGTGGCTTCAGGAGATCCAGTGTCCTGGATTGTCTCTTCGCTCATCGTGTTTCCTTACGGGTTGCCGCCTTCGGAGAGCATCCTGACAACCAAAAGCACAGCGTCTCGCTGTCCCTCCTTGAAGGCGGAATAATGGGGGTCGCCAGGAATAAACGTGCTGGCCTCAAACGAGAACCGCGATTTCATGTCAGCCAGAACCCTCTGGCCGTCTTCCGTGTTGAACGTGCGCCGATACGTCAGCTTCAGATCTTCAATCTGCTTCATCACTGCGCTCCCGGCATCATGCCCGTGGCCTTCACAAACGGCGCCACATTCTTAGCAACTTCGCTCTCCATCATCACAGCCTGTTGCTGTTGCTGGGCTTGCGCAGCCTGAGCCGCTTGGCGACGAATGCGGGCAACCTCTTCATCCGAGCGGATCACCCGCGCCGGGATGCCAGTAACCTCGACCAGGTACTGCACCAGCCGATCGGTATCCAGGTAATCCATCACAGGCGCAATTTCGGCCACCTGCATCATCACCTCGAACCCGCGCAGCATCGACTGCAGATCCGTCAGCTTCTGAGCCTTGGCCAGCGGCGACACATACTCAATGTCAATGTCCTGGCCCTGAAGTTCCTCCGGAGCGGGAGGGAGTTGACCGCTCCGGAGGAGTAGTGCAAAGGCGCGAGAAATCAGCGGCTGGAGCAACTCAGACTGAAGCCGACCCAAGACAGGGCCGAGCATCCGCATCTTCTCTTCGTTCCTCTGCAGTACCTCGGTCGCAGTCATCGACTGCCCCTGCGCCAGCAACAGCTGGTCAACATAAAACGCCTGCCGGATCGCCTGCCGGCGCTGTTCTTCCATGTTCAAGCCCAGCGGATTGTTCGCACCAATCTGCAACGGCTCCAAACGATCGCGCGTGCCAGCCCGGTAGAAGTTCAACGAACCAGGCGTCGTGCGGATCGGCAGCATAAACCCATCATCCGGTGCCATCAGCGGCGGATCTACCTGCTTCTGAGCCGCGCGGATCGTCGTCTCCGACATCTTGTTCAGCATCTTCACGTCCGGCAGCGCCGTCATCGCCGGCGATCGACCATAGATCGACACGCTGTCCTTCACAAAACGAGGCACCATGAACGGGAAGTCGTCAAACCCGCCCTCAGACAACAGCGCCTTCGTACCCTCGTGATAGTAAATCGACGCAATCGGCTTGCGCTTTGAACCCTTGCCAGCCACATCGCCGCGCGGATACACCGCATGAATGATCTCATGCTCCTTGAACGGCTCGTTCTGCGCATCCTTCACAACAGCGGTCGGCAAATTGCCAGGCCCAAACTGCTGTTCCATCGCACGCGCCGTCATCTTAAACTTGCGGTAAACCGTATCAACCACCCCGTTCGCATCCTCAGAGATGCAAATCTCGGCAATGTGACGCGTGGCAAACCGCAGATCATCGCCAACCAGATCCAGGTAAATCCCACCGGTGCCAAACACCACCAGGTCGTAATACAGCTCATGCACCTCCTGCTGGAAGTTCGAGCGGTGAAACGCCTGGTACATCTGGTCGATGCAAACTTCCAGCCACTCGTTCGCCGCATCATTCCGCTGCAGCGCGGTATTCCGATACCGCAGCGAAAACCACGGCGTACTCGGGCTGGTCAGCATTCCGTGCAACGACGACGCCAACATCTCAACCGCATGAATGGCCGTGCCGTCATAAATCAACTCAGTGCGCTTGTCGCCTTCCGTGCGCTTCTTCGTGATGTCCGCCTTGCGCGGCAACATGTAATCCGCCAGCTCCTGCCAATGCCGCTCCCAATTCGATCGCGCATTCGACAAATCCTGATAACGACGGTTTAGCTTGGAAACCAGCGGATCAACCTGCATCACATGCCTCCCATCGACCGCATAATCGACATACGCGCGCGGTCCTCCTTGGTCTTCTTCTTCACAGCACCGCCTTCAGTGCGGCCAGCCATCTTCTGGTTCAAACGCTCCAGCGGATCTACATCCACCGAAGCGCTCATCCCCTTGGCAACCTGGTTCGACTTCTTCCCCATCAAACCAGCAATCATCTTGCCCATCATCATTGGATCAACCCTCCGCCAGTAAGAGAACGACGAGGCGCCAACATGCCAAGCCGACGACGATCACGCAGCAAGCCCTCCTCCTCCTCAACAATCCCCTGACCACTGGTCAAGATCGTCGAGGCAAGACCCTGCTCCGCACTCTCCAACGCCAAATCCTCAGACGGCCCCGTCGATGTCATGTCACTCGGATTGACCGGCTTAGGAGGCTTTGGAGGCTTGATCGGATCAACAATAATCTCAGTGGTCTCAGTGGTTTCAGTGTCAGGCGTTTCCTCAACAACCGGCTCTGTTGGTTTCGTTGGCTTATCTCGGTCACGATCCCGATCGCCGCCGCCAAGCATGCTCTGACGCGCACGAGCAATGTCAGCACCAATCGACCTT